GCCATCTGAAAATCTTTATCAGCACGAAGCATTTTCATGACTTCTACACGGATTTTATCCGCAGAAAATCCATTTTCTACCATTGATTTTGCCATAAGTTCCGCTGTTTCAGTATATCGTCCGGTTTTCTGCACTCTCCGGGCAATATCAGCTATGACCTCATCCTCTAAATCTTGGTAAAGTCCAATTATGTATTTATCCGATAAAACATCTATCTGCTGTTCTGATAATGCCCTTTAAATCCCCCCTAGTCATCAACATCGTCAATTGGTTCGTCTGTATATTGCATATATTTCTTAGCTTCATCCTCTGGAATATTATATTTTTCCATAATATACCAAACCTTTAAAATTGACACTTCCGGGAATGATAATGCATCCGCTCTCATCGCTTCGAGTTTCGCCTGCTTATCTTCCACATAAGAGTCATCAAAACCAATTGTGATCTCTGCGTCTAAATTATATGCCGTATCATGGTATTTATTTGAAAACCACATGACAGCTCTGCAGATATCCTGTATATATTCAGTGGCTACTTGTCGCTGCTTTCCAAGCTCCTGCATGGCATCCTGCCTTTCACCGAAATACTCAGTAGCCGTCTTAATCTGTCCATTTTCAAAGCTGTATTTTTTTGTTCCGTATCCAAAAGACATAGATAATAATGATAGTGCCAGTTCAATTGCTTTTGTAATCTGTTCTACTCGGATTTCAGGATTATATTCTTGAATAAGCCCCTTCTCTTCTGGAAGTTTTTCCCCTGTAAATACAAATAATTTTTTTTGTTCAGGAGTTAATATTGGATTTCCATCATCATCAAAAGCACAAAGTAATTCATTTATCAGTATAATTTTCTCAGACTTGTCCAAATCGCTAAACAATACGTTATAGCACAAATCTACAACCTTAAGTGCTGGAATTGCATTCCATAATTTAGGCAGTCCGTAGCCTTCCATATTATCCAGATTATTCACTTCAGCAACACGCATAACAGCAAACGGTTTCACATCACCAAGCTGCACAATCGTCTGTTTTCCAACTTCCTCATCTCCACGATCATTAAAAATATGTGTCTCCGCAGTATATAGATTATTCTCGCCAAGCAAGAATAACACGAGTGTTGTCTGCTTCTTTCCCTTGACCAGTGTACTTCCAGAAAATGCCGCCTCAACCACAATATCATTCTCCACAGTGAGTGGCGTAAACGCATCTGCTTCCACATAATTAAGCTTAATATCTCCACCTCTCACAGAAGAATCATCCATAATCGTTGCATTGTCCAAGCGGATATAACAGGCTACTGTACCATCCGCAGAGGTTTTTTCTAACTGTTTACGGTATTGCGTGTTGAAATTACTGCCAGCAAGCACCTTTGCTACAAAATCCGCTTGTTCCCCTTCTCCTGCATTGATCTCAAGCACCTCACAGAGATTAGCGTCATCAGAACAGCATCTTTTTGCAAAATTCAGTCTTGTAAGCTCATATGGTATCCCATTGATTGTTTTTCGCTTATGGAAATCACTTATCAATCGGTTCGCGTACCAGTCATCACATGCATGAATGATCGTTAATGCCTTATCATTTACATCGTATCCTTTTTTATTCAAAAATGCTTTTACACAATCCTCCATCTCTTCCTCCTATCTTCTGTCAAGATCAACATATTCAATAAAATCCAAAATTGTATAGTTCTCCGCATCCCACCAGTCATTGCAGTTTCCGATGTTTTTATCCTCTGGTATGTCCGGGTGGTCTGGATCCCATTTCAACTTACCGATCGCACTTCGTAGCTTTGTGCAATTCCGGTTTATCTTCCACCTTCCGGTATTCATCAGCATGTCATACGTCCGTGGTCTGTCTGATACTTCATTCTTCCTACAACCTTTAATATTCCGGTATGGCAGTCCTGCTTTTCTCGCAGCACTCCGCAGGCTGTTTATCATCGTTGTGCTTGCGCTGTCTGGAAATACCCAGTCAATAAATCCGTACTTTTCCTGGCAGTATTTGAAAAACTCTATAAACTTACTGCATATCGCTTCCGCATCGATGTCTGGAGACAGTTCCAGGTTTGATTCCTCCGCTGTCCTCAGATCATGATATCCGTGGAAGTAAAGCTTCAGCACAAAGGTTGTCATGGATCCGTTTCCACCGAAGTCTATACCCATCGTAATTTTTGATGGGCGGTGTAGCAGTTTGCCCTTTATATCACGTTCAAGCAGTGGATCTGTATCCTCATCATACAGATATGGTTCATTGTTCTCTGCAAACTTCCGGAAAATGATTCCTTCTGCAACTGCTCGTTCGCCTTTAATGTCACGTCTATACCACACAGTGCCTTTCTGATAGGTGCTAAGAACTTTTCTGATCTGCTCATCCGTCATGCTCATATTGTCCACCAGAGTGAAATGTCCGTAGTTATATCCGTAATCTGGATTTTTCTCCTGCTGTTTCTCGTGGAATTTAAGTATCTCTGTGTAATACCAATGCTCTTCCTCTTTCGGGTTCAGATCATGAAATATCTTACGGTCGGAGCATGACATCGTTCGGTCAAAGACCTCTTTCAAAAACTTCGGGTGGCATTCGTTCGCTTCTGTCACATATGCCATGCCGTAGGTATTACCCTTTATCAACTTCTCATCCCCGTCTTTACCTCCACCGGATATAAGGACAATCTTCTCCCCGGTTTTGGTCTGCACGTACACACAATCACGGTCTTTGTATTTACCCTCGCGCCCGCCTCCCCCCGCCCCGGGGCCCCCCCCCCCTCCGTCACAGTCCAAGATATTAAGTTTCGCCGTTGCATTTGACACTCCGGCTACCAGATGAATTTTGTTTTTATGTGTTTCAAGCAGTGAGCAGAAGATCAGCGTTGCAAGTACGTTCTTTCCACCTCGCTTGCCGCCTTCTGCCACGTTGAACCAGCTAATCATGCATCTCTGCATATACTCATACTGTCTCTGGCTTAATGGTGCCGGTTTATTCATCCGCATCACCTTCTTCCAGATCAGATATACTCCGGTTTGCTACCGGGTGTTGCAAGATGTCCGCTATCGTCTGCATATTCTGTAAAATCTGTGCTCCAGAATTGTCGCTGACTTCGGCACGCTTTTTATCAAATTCTGCCTTGTATTTGTCGTCTGGATGCAATAAGAAATACTTTGTCAACCAATCATATGCTTTCTGCTTATCGGCTAGCTTTAATGATACTCCATCTTTCCCTTGTTTTACCTCTTGTATTATCTGCGTATCTACATTACAAGATTCTGCCAGATGTACAGTATTTACTTCTTTTGTAAGATATTCTCCTGTTTCTGGATCTTTTATCGGTCCGAACGCCCCCATAATTCTTACTGTTTCTCTGCCGAAAGATAAGTAATCTCCCATGTCTGAAAAAGCTATTCTCATCTGTATTTCTACAAAATCATCTGCACCGGCTACTATCTGCTGTCGTTTGATTTCTTTTAGGCGTTCTATCTCCGCTCGCACTCCAACATTTCCCAACAATCTAGAACCAGCTCGTAATGCCGTTTCATAATTACAACCATATGCCTTTTGATAGCTCTGTGTTGCATTAAAAGTCCTACTGTAATATATACAAAACATCTGCTGTTCCGGCGTCAGATCATCATTCTGTAATGTTGCTTTCGTGCCATCATCTATAGGTGCTTCCTTCTTTGGTGCACCCTTGCTTTTTTGTGTGCACACCTTTTCCGCTTTGTGTGCACCCTCTCCTCTACTCCATGCATACCGTTTTTTCCAGCTCTTGACAGTGTTGATAGTGGTTCCATACTTCTCCGCTATATCCTTATATTTCATTCCTGCCATATAATCCTGTTCTGCTTTCTCGTACTTCTCCACTATCTCACTTCCTCTCTCTGCAATAAAAAAGAGCCGGACATACAAGACATTTAAGTCTTATACATTCGGCTCTAATCGGCACTAATAATATATTCTCATTATATCATAACATTTTGTATTTTTAAATTATTGAATTTGTAAAAGTAATGGTATTAAAGTCATTCCAACATCCACGCCCTTATCCGCAATCCACTTTACAATCCCTTTTGCATTTTCCCACTTCTTAGTTTTTCTGTCGCTAGATTGAATTATCTTCTCCAATTCATCAATCTTTGAAAGTATTTCTTCCACCTCAGGATCTGGCAGTGCAGTCATATTTTCAATCGTTCCTCGCGCTTGTTCAAAAGAAACATTTATATCGACAGTATTGGAATTTGTATTATTGTTATTTATAGTAATACCAGTTCCCTCCGCGATCAAACTCTTCATATTTTTAAACCCCATTGCTCTTGATAATTCAAGTTGTTCGATCATCATTTTAATATTTGCAAAATAGGCATTATATAAGCCTTCATTTTTTTCGTATAGCAGTGAATATAAATTTTCATCAAATGATTCTATGAGTGGTGAATACTTAGAAATCAAGAGATCGTGAAACCCATCGCAATTTTGCACATCTCTTTTTTCTATTATTTCTTTTCCTCTCTTTATATCATCATCAACAATTTTCTTAAATTCATCTGTCATATTATTACTTCCTTCTTTTGTTATTTGCATTGCATTATACCACTACAAACGCAAATGTTCAATTTTCCATTTATGCTGCCAAATTAGCCTGCATACGATCCAACTCAACGTCATCACAGATGTAATATTTAATTGTCACATCCGTACTCGAATGTCCTAATCTTTTCGATACAAAAAGTACATCTTTTGTCCGCCTATATTCCCTCGAAGCAAATGTTTTTCTGAACGAGTGCACTGTCGCACGAAATTTACAACCGCCTGCAAGTGCGATCTCTTTGACCATGTCCTCAATTGACTTATTACACATCCGACCTCTGCCACGTAAACCGATAAACACTGCGCCTTCCGTGCGGTCTCCGATGTACTGTTGCAATGCCTGTTTACACCTCTCCGTCATAAAGCAGGTGCGCCACTGACTTGTCTTTTCGCCCCAGATGTGGATTTCTTTTCGCGCAAAATCCAAATTATCTATATTAAGATTGACGATTTCCCCGACACGAGGACCAGCGGCAAGCATTAATTCGAATAGAGCATTTAATCGCAGGTCATGACCGATAGATAAGGATGCTCTGGCAATCTCTTCATCTGACAACCGTTCTTTTCTCTTCTGTGGCTGTCTGATTTTATCAATGTCTCTGGATACGTCATCTTCGATATGTTTCTTGCGATACGCCCATGCAAAGAAACTGCTCATATACTTCTGAATCGTGGAAGCATAAGCCTTAGAGATTTTGTCCTTATGCAGTCTAGTGGCGATATAATCCATCACGTCCTGCCCGGTGCAGTTGTGATAGTTTAAGCCTGTTTCCGCAAAGAATTTTTTAATAATCGTGATATAGAGCTTAATCGTACTCTGCTTTCTGCCAGTGGCGGTGAGGTCGATTATATATCGCTCCATGATCCATTCATTGTCGTACACGTTTGTAGACGGCAATGTCTCTGTTGCGGTCAGATTAATATTGACCAATTTAAAAGTGATCACAGTCTTAAGGTGGTCAATTCCTTCTGATGTCAAATATCCTGACATCTCATAAACTACATCGTTGATTAATTCTGCTTTTGTCATAGTAAATCCCCCTTTACGATCTGGGCAGAAAATGCTATACTTATCTTGTCTAGGGAAGTGTATAGCACTTTCTAAAGGGCTTGTGTTACCAGCACAGGCTCTTTTTAGTTTGTAGTTGCGCACATATGGTTGGAACATATGTTCTTTTATATGTATTTTTTTACCGGCATATTTCAGCCGACAAAAATATCAATATTCAGTTCTTCATGTTAAAAAAATCAAAAATGGCTCTTAATACTCGTCCAATTGTTAGCGGAATTATGGAAAGTATCCAAGCAATGATAATAAGTAATATTATCGGTCATAATGCTACCTGTGCCAGCGTATCCATCTCATCTACAGAATCATCTTCTAAGAATCCGGCAAATACGCATCCGATGAACGCATATATTATGATTCCTATAATAATCTTCATTTTTTCACACCTTCTTTCATCCGTTAAAGTTCAGTTTACCTCTCAAATCCTTATTCTTGTGTTTTTAACACATTTAATATGCCCTCTACTGCTTTATCCCAGAAGATATTTGCAAATTCTTCAACAGTGCAAATTGGCTTGTCATCCCAGTCAACTATCATCGCATCGTCACACTGACAAATATCGCAACCACTTTCTTTTAGTGCTTCGTTTGCATATTCTGTTACAACTGTCTGAGTATCGGCATAGTCGCAGCCTCTGTCTAAAATGTCCTCAAGTTCTTTTATTGTTTTCTTTGATATTTTTGCCATTTTAATTTCCTCCTAAAATCTTAATATTGTCCATTTTGGTGGATTCAGCTTTTCAGAATACCAACTAATCATATTAGGGTATCCTATTCTGCTCCAATCTTTATACCATTTATAAAGTGCGTACCATGCCATGTTTTTTACCTTTAAATTCTAATTTAACTCATCAAAATATTGATTTTTTTCTGCAATATTTTTTTATCTTGCTAATGCAATTGTTACAAATTCTGGCTTTGTGATTTTGTTCTTTTCTGATTGGATGATCGTTTTCATTAAATCCGAAACCCGCCATATCCGAGTATTTAATAATAATTCCATCGCTCGTATGAATCTGTTTTTTACAGATATCACAGATTTCAATTACAGCCATCTTTATGTCCTCCTGAAAAATCGTCCGGCAAATACTCTGGAAAGTCTTCTATCTCCATCTGCCCTTCCACGTTCTCATCCTCTTCACAGGACTGAACCATTTCCTCGTCCATATCAGATTCTTTTCCTACATCAATAAAAAACGCTGGGTGAGCGAAATCTGAACCGATATATATCTTATTAATTTCGTACAATTTTCTTTTCTTCGGATTTGCAAGGATGACACTTACTGGTGCATCATCCGGGAATCTGTTCAAATACTCTTGTAATTCTTTATTGCTCAAAGCTTGTTCTCCTCTCATATCATTTTTTCTAAAGCAGGAACAATATCATCAGGCTTTATGTACTCCATGTAAATGTCGTTTATAAGTTTTTCAATCTGATGTTTTAATGATTTATATTTCTCATCCAGATTGTCTCTTTCCTCTTCGCATTCAGCAAGCCTGTCTTCTGCACCATCGATCTCGTCCTTTAATGATTCGCATTCGTATTCTAAATCATCATAATCAGACTTAATTTCCTCATATTTTTTTCTAAACCCGCCTACGCCATCACAGCCGTTTTCGAAAGCTTCTCGCATTGCTTCATACACTTCCGGCTTCATATATTCCTGAAAATCATCAATTCTGCTTATATAATTGACAGAACCCTCATATTCAAATCCTATCATTTCTTTTTCAAGGAGCCGATGCGCATCTTCCCGGGAAGCTCCAGCTCCTTTCTAATTTTCTTAAACCATTTTTCTGATTTCTTCTACAAGTCCACTGTCATCTGAATACACATCCTGCAATCTGTTTGCGGCTGCCGTCAACAATTCTTTCATGTCAAAAACAAGCTTTCTTCTATTTG